AAGTGTTTGCGGGGCATATTTTGTTTTTTTTCAGAAAATTTAATTTTAAACAATGATAACTAAAATAAAAAAAAGAAACGGAGAAGTAGTAGATTTTGATAGTAAAAAAATAGAAAATGCAATTAAAAAAGCAATAGAAGCAATAGGAGAAAAAGAATATAACACTTCGTTATTAGATGAAGTTATTTCTGTTATAAATGCCCCCGATTCTGAAAACGCCGTGCCATTGTCTATTGAAGTTATTCAGGATGTTGTTGAAAACACGCTTATTGCGAAAGGATATATCAAAGAAGCCAAACAATTTATCCTTTACAGAGAAAATCAGCGGCGTTTAAGAGATGAAATTGAAATCAAGAACGAAAGCATCAAGATGATAGATTCCTATTTGGACAATTCCGATTGGGAAGTAAATGAGAACGCAAATACGACTTTTTCGTTGCAGGGATTGAATCATTATGGATATTCTTATTTAAGTAAAAAATATTGGCTAAATAAAATTTACACAAAAGAGATACGAGACGCAAACGAAAACGGTGATTTACATATTCATGATTTAAATGGGCTTGCGTGTTATTGTGAAGGATGGTCTTTATATGATTTGTTGTTAAAAGGATTCATGGGGGTTCCTGGTAAAGTCGAATCTTCTCCTGCTAAACATTTTAGAACTGCGTTGGGGCAAGTTGTTAATTTTATCTACAGTATGTCCGGTGAATGCATGGGAGCTGTAGCATTTTCAAATTTTGACACTCTATTAGCACCTTTTATTTATTATGATAAATTAACATATGATGAAGTTAAGCAAGCGTTACAAGAGTTTATGTTTAATATGGTGGTTTCTACTCGAACTGGATTCCAACCAAGTTTTTCCAACGTAACTTTAGATTTAAATCCTTCTTCGGTTTATGCAAAAAGACCAGTTTTGGTTGGAGGAGAGCTACAAGATAAAACATATTCAGAATTTCAGGAAGAAATGAACATATTTAATAAAGCTTTTTTTGACGTTATGGCAAGCGGGGACAGCCGAAAACGAGTATTCACATTTCCTATTCCTACGATAAATATAACTCCTCAGTTTAACTGGGAGAATCCCGCACTTGTACCAATGTGGGAGGCCAATGCAAAATACGGTGTGTGTTATTTTGCAAATTATATTAATTCAGACATGGATCCAAATGACGTATTATCAATGTGCTGCCGCCTTAGAATTGATAAAAGTAAACTACAAAACAGAGGAGGAGGCGGATTGTTTGGTTCGGGGGATAAAACAGGTAGCATTGGAGTTGTAACTTTAAATATGTCCAGAATAGGATATTTATCAAAAACAAAAGAAGAATATTTTGATAGATTAGAAAGAATGATGGATATAGCCAAGATGAGTTTGGAAATGAAAAGAAAAACAATAGAAAAATTTGCAGATAAAGGATTATATCCATATACTAAGTTTTATTTGTCAGATGTTAAAAAACAATTTGGAAAATATTTTAAAAATCATTTTTCCACAATAGGTATTTTAGGAATGAACGAGTCTTTACTAAATTTTATTGGTAAAGACATTGGAACAAAAGAAGGAATTGAATTTACATTGGAAATTATGAATTTCATGAGAGAAAAATTAGTAACATACCAAAAAGAAACTGATAACTTTTTCAATTTAGAATCGTCGCCAAGCGAAGGAACTTCTTTTCGTTTAGCACTGAAAGATAAAAAAGATTATCCCGATATTATAACTGCGGGGGATTCTGAAACTCCATATTATACAAATTCAACACAACTTCCAGTTGATTATACTGACGATGTTTTTGAAGCAATAAAACTTCAAGATGAAATAACTTCGTTATATACGGGCGGCAGCGTTCATCATATTTATGTTGGCGAGCGTCTTTCTGATATTGAAAGTGTAAAATCTTTAATTAAAAAAGTTTTTACAAAGTTTAAAATGCCATATATTTCTCTGACTCCTACATTTTCAATTTGTTCAGAACATGGGTATCTCAATGGAGAACAAGAAATATGTCCTCAATGCGGAAACGAAACAGAAATTTTTTCTAGGGTAGTAGGTTACATTCGTCCTATAAAACAATTTAACAAAGGAAAACGAAAAGAATATTCTGAAAGAAAAAAATATATTATTAAATAATAAATATGCCCGCACCAAAAGACCCAATTAAATACGCAGAATGGATAATAAAAAATAGAGAAAGAGCAATTAAAAGATTTTCAGATCCAAAAGAAAGAGAAAAAATGAGTATTGCTCAAATAAAAAGATTTTCTAATCCAACCGAAAGAATAAAAGCAAGTGAACGTGCTATTAAAAGATACGAAGATCCAAATGAAATAGAAAAAAATAGAAACTCTCAAATAAAGAGATTTTCAAATCTAGAAGAACGAGAAAAAGCAAGGCAACGAGCAATAAAACAATTCTCCGATCCAAAACAAAGAGAATTAGCAAGACAAAATGCAATTAAACAATTTTCTGATCCAAAGGCAAGAGAAATAGCAAGTATTTCTCATTTAGGATTGGTAGTTGGAGAAGACAGTGGAGCATGGAAAGGAGAAGAGGTTGGGTATGGAGCATTACATGTATGGGTTGCGTATTGGAAAGGGAAACCTCATATTTGTGAAAAATGTGGAAAATACGTTGAAAATTTAAAAGCAATAGATTGGGCTAATGTAGATCACAAATATCGTCGAGTTTTAGACGATTATATTAGAATGTGTAAAAAATGTCATAGGGATTACGATATAGAGAATGGATTGATAACATATAAAAATAGAAAATTATATAAAATTTAATTGCATATATTTTTATATATGATATAATAAAGGAAGTTATTTTGCGGACTTCCTTTTTGAGTGTATAATATAATAAACAGTTCCTTTTAAATCGGGAGATGATTAAAAATGGCGCGACACGCTAAATCATCTGATATGTCTGGCAAAAAGCCAGTACATAGGCATAGGCGTATTGAATATGGTAGTCACAGCAGAGAAGCTTTCGAGCTTATGAAAAGGATGTATAATTATACATGCCCCTGCTGCGGGAAACAGGAACCAGAAATTAAATTAACTAGGGATCACATCATCCCAGTTAAAGATGGTGGTTCTAGTTTTATAGAAAACGTACAGCCTTTGTGCGAGCAATGTAATGAGAAAAAAGGGTTTTCTTTAGTATATTATCCACCAACTATGGTGCAAGTAGTATATCAAAAAGAGAGGTTGTTGGTATGACAAGAGGCATCATTAGAATATGGCTTGGCCCATTAATTGACTTGAGTCATATTAGGATAAGGCGTAATAAATATATATGGAATGGGAGGAATATCATGTCAGAATATCAAGAAGAAAACACGGAGAGAATTAAAACAAGAAGAGAAGAGAGGCGGGCGAAAGAAACAGAAAAGATAGAAGAAGAGTTTAATGGAATAGGCATTTGCTAAAGGAGGATAAATGGAATACATATGGCAATGTTCTTCTAACAATTTTTTAACAATAGAAAATTGGTATGTAGACCAAAATGTCTTCATAAAAACAATGAACAGCCATGTGAACATTTAAGAAAGATAGGAGTTGATGCCTAATGGAATCTAAATTGAAAGGTAGAGAAAAATACAAAGCACTGGAAGCCGACATAATCGGTATTCATATAGCAATCGACGAACCAGTCGTATTATTAACTCTCTATTCAGATAAAAAAAGAACACAAACAACTATCTGTTTAGATGTAGAAGGTACTCGCCAAGTTGCGGAACAGTTAAACAGTATTATGGGAATTAAACCAGATACAAGAACAGTATTGGAGGGATATCAATAAAATTAGTTTGGTGGTGTAATCACCATGAAAAAAAAGTTTCAGATAATACAGCGGAAGATAAATGTAGAATCAGAATCTGTCGTTGTCTGGAAACAAAAATGGAATTGCCCGACGGAAGAGTAATGACTATCTGAGGAGGTAGATATGAACAAAGAATATTGGGAAGGCATAGAAACTTCTTTAAAAAATCAAAGAAAATTTTTTGAAAGAGGAATCGACGAAATAGACCAAAATCTTGAAAGAATAAAAGTATTGAGGGAGATAGAAAATGAAAACTCCTTGGTGTCTGGCTAACGAATGTGTTATTCCCAGACATACTGCCAAAACCTGCGAAGACAAACAATGTAGACAACTTGTTTATATGTGTGAGTCTGATGCGGAGGGATTGAAACGGAGCATATTTGTGCATTAAAATGGGAATCTTTGCCAGAAAAAAAAGTTAAAGCTTTCTGTGAGGTGAAAAAATGTTTTTTTCTAAAAAAGAATATTTTTGTATCAAGCACAAAAAAGTAGTTCCTTTTAAACAGGCATACCGAAGTTGTATGCACAATCGTAAATTTAACGGGCAATGCCCAAATCTTGGTCAGCGAGATATTAAATAATACTTCGTTGGCGTTTTTTCTTAAAAAAATGAATGATTATATTGAATATATTATAAACATATTTGTTTCTTTGAAAAATTGTTTTGATTTAAAAATATTGTTTTCTTATTTTATAATTGGGTTTAGTTTTTTGTTTAGTGTTGAAAAATGGGAAATTTTAGCTGGATTGTTAGTTTTGATAGTTTTTGATTATATATCTGCTCTTTTTGCAGTTAAAGCGTCGGGGGAATTGATAGAAAGTAGAAAAAGTGTTTGTTCTGCTTTCAAAACATTTGTATATTGTATTTTAATATCAGCATCTCATCTTACTGATAAAGCGTTGGGAATAACAAATTGGATATTGACATTAGAATATGCCACATATGCTTTTTTAAGTGCAACGGAGTTAATCTCTATTTTAGAAAATTTTGGAAAATTAGGATACCCAACTCCTAAAAAATTATTAAATATATTAAGTAAATACACATGTAGCGAAATACAAGTTGCAACAAAAGAAAAAGGATGTAGTAAAAAAAATTAAAACTATGGATATCTCACAATTAAATTCATGTTTGCCAAGTCCAATCGAAGAGCAAGATAGGTTAGTTTCTGGTGAAATATCTAAAATGATATCTCGGCCAGAAAAATGTCCGCGTCCTTTTGTTTTGACTGAAATAAATCAATTAAACAATCCAGAATCTCAATATGCTTGTGTAGCATGTGGAGCCAGTGGATTGCGGCAAACTGCAAGTCGGATGCAAGATATTTTTGAAGATTGTGATTATATTTGGTTGTATAAAGAATGTAAAAAAATTGACGGTATTCCTAATATCAATGGAACCTATTTAAAAACTGTTTTAACGGTTGCTAAAAACATTGGCATTAAAACAACAACTGGAAAATTAAGAAAAATAAAAGAATATAAGAAAATAATCAATCCAAATGACCAATCTCAAATGGAAACTGCGATATTTTTATATCATGCAGTATTGGCGGCGGTTACTTTAAGTAACAATGGTTGGAAAGGAGAAATTGTTCGTATGCCATTACCAGGAGAACCAACAGGAGGGCATGGAATAGTTATAAATGGGTTTGATTTGGAAAATTATCTTTGTCATGATAGTATGCCAGAATATCATAATGGAAAAGATGATTTTAAGATGCCTAAAAATTACACAATTAATGAGGCTTGGGTATTTACAGTAGATGATGATATTATTGATGTTCCAGATACTTCTATTATTGGTTGGATTGCTACTGATGTTGCAAATACCATCAATGGTAATACTATAATATCAAATTTAAATATTAGGAAAACTCCAAATGTTAATAAAACTAATATAATAAAAACTCTTTTACCAGGAACAACATTTGAAGTTATAGAAAAATACAATGGAATGTCGGATGGGCATACTTGGCAAGAAATTAAAATTTAAAAGGTCGACTATAAAAAGTCGAAATTTAATGTAAATAAAAAAAATCATGGATATTACAACTTTAGGTGTGTTTTTAGGAGGTGGTTCGGTGGTTGCTATTTTATTGACTCAGCTTCTTAAAAAGTGGTTTGATAAGAACATCAACGAAAAATACAGCGATATAACAGCACAAGGATTCTTGCTGTTGGTTTCTATCGTTATTGCTGGTATTGCATATTTTGTAAATTTCTTACCCGAAAATATAATCATCGTTGGTGGTGTTATATTTGGAGCTGGTATGGGAATTTACGATGTTCTAAAAGCGACAGGCGTAGCCACAGGAATTATAAAAAAATAAATTTATGAGTAAACGATTAAATTTTTAGTTTGCTTTTTCATTTGTTTGGTCACGGGAAGTCTTTTGGCTTCTCAAGCACTTGCAAAAAGCCCGTTCTGTTTAAAACAATCTAAAATTTCTTTTTATCAGGAAAAAAAAGAATGTGTATGTAAAATAGGAAAATATTTACCTGAAATAAAAACACAAGTTTTAGGAGTCAGAATAGAACCAATTGTTTCAAAAAACGAAATTCTAAATTGTTTAATAAAATTAGAAAGTAGTGGAATAGAAACAAAAATAAATCCACACGATACTGATGGCAACCCTAGATATGGATTGCTTCAATATTATTTACCAACTTGGTATGAGTGGTGCGTAGGAAAATATAATCTTCCAGATGAAATTTTAAATGGTAATGTTCAATTAGAATGTGCCACTAGAATGATTTTTGAAGACAAACAGGGTTGGCGATGGCCTCCTCTTAAAAAATGTTTATAAAAAATATGGCAACAAAAAAAACTCCGAAGAAGCCTATTAAAAAAGGAACAACCTGTAAATAATAGGAAAAAAGAAACTGCTAGAAATAGCAGTTTTTTTATTATTTATTTTGTAAACACAATATTCATATATATAATAAATAATATAATTGAATTTTTTATACATGTCAATATTATCCTTTTTTGGTAAAAAAACAAAAACACCCGCAAAAAGAAATTCAGAGAGAACGAAGGGAATATCGCTTTCTGGTATGTTACAAGAAATTGGTGTTAGAAATTCGACTACTATAGGAACATACGAGGAAGAAGAACGTCCAGATGATATAAGTGTGTCAACATATACCAGGATGCAAGATACCGATGGCACTATCAAAGCAATTACTCGATTGTTTTCGATGCCAATTCAATCGACTTCTATAAAAATACTTCCAAGTGAAAATGATAAAGGAGAAAGAGATTTTATAGAAACTGTTTTTACGAAACCAGAATTTTCTGGGGGCATGTCTACTCCTATTTCTTTTGTTATTGCAGATATGACAAGAGCAATATTTGAAGGATTTCGTGTATATGAAAAAGTTCCTCGTATAATTAAAGATGGAAAATACAAAGGTAAAATTGGATGGAGAAAATTAGCAACAAGAGATTCTTCTACTTTAAGCCTTTGTGTTGATGATAATGGCGGGTTTAATGGCGCACATCAAGTGGCTATGTTTGGTTCTAAATTAGTTGATGTTACAATTCCTCCTGAAAAATGTATATTATTTACTTTTCAGAAAGAAAGGCATCCGTTATACGGAGAATCAATTTTAAAAACAGCATATTATCATTATGATAAAAAACATAAACTTTATTATTTAGCTCATAAAAAAGCAGAATTGGATGCGGTTGGTTTAAAAATTTTAAAATTATCAAAACCAACGTCAGATACCGAAATAACCGCCGCCGAAGAAGCAGTTGATAGCATTGGCGTAAATTCTCGTGTTACTCTTCCTTCTGGGTTTGAATTGGAAGTTGATAGAGCACCTGCGAGTGGTTACGATGTTTTGAAATTAATAGAACATCACGATGCACAAATTTGTTTGTCTACTTTGACACAAGCAATGCAACTCGGAACCAAATCTACCTACGCATATCCTTATGGTAGCGGATATGACGCGCAATCCTTGTTTATTGTTCAGATGCTTCAGAATGTGATGACCACGATGGAAGATACTCTTAATCAATGGGCAATCGCTCCTTTGATTGATTGGAATTTTGGAACTGGAAATTATCCTAAGATTAAATTGATGCCTTTGAAAGATGAGGTCAATGGAACTCTTATTGATGTGTTTAAAACTCTTATTGGTAAAAATCCAGAAGTTATTACTCCTGCTTTTGCTAATTCTCTTGTTCTTCAAGTTGCCAAGGTTCTTGGATTGGAAGTTAAAACAGATGACGGAACAGATGCTCTCAAAGCATTTGAAATTGGTAAAAAAACTATTTTTGATAAAAATAAAAAGCCCGCAAAAGCAACTCCCGAATCTATTAAAAAAGATGTTAAGAAAAAAGCAATTGAATTAAAAGATGATTTGTATTATTTGGAAAAATTCAGAATAATGGGAGAAAATTTTGCATTAGAACAATTATAATTATTTTGTAAACATAATTTTCAAATATATAATAAAATATTATGCCATTGCCAACTAAAAAATCAGATGAAAAAAAAGAAGATTTCATCTCACGATGTGTGGAGTCTATCAAAAACGAGTTTGAAAGTCAAGAGCAACGCCTCGCGGTTTGCTATGGGCAACTTCGTAAAAAATCAAAAAATTCTTTTGATTTTGATTTAACAATTAAAGAATCAAAATTAACAACTCGAAATTCTAAAAAGAACGGGAAGTCCGAAAAAAGAGTGATAGTTGGATATGTGACAACTTATGATGTTTTCACAAATGGCGATACTTTGCAAATAACTCGTGAGGCATTGGAAGGAGCAAAAGATGATTTATTAAAATATAGCACTGTATTATTTAATCATAATCAAGATAGACCTATTGGAACTATTATTGAAACAGATACTGACGACAAAGGGCTTTTGATGAAAATGGTTTTATCAAATACCGAAAATGATATTTGGGAAAAAGTTCAAGATGGTACAATATCAAAAATTTCATTTTGGGGAGAATTTTCTCATGACGATTACGAAATGATAGAAACGGAAGATAAAATAATAATGCAAGTTAAGAAAATTAAACTTTACGAAGCAAGTCTTGTGTCTGTGCCAGGTAATATCGGGGCGCAAACGATAACATCGTATGTCGAAAACACAATTAAAGAATATAGAAATAAAAAAATAATGTTAGAAGAACAACCAATAGTTGAAGAAACTGTTATGTCAAAATTGAAATATATTTACGACATATCTATGGATGAGAAAACTAAAAATTTCGTTGAAAGTATAATAAACGAATTGCAAACATCGAAAGAAATTTTATCAAATCTTCAAATCCTTTCAGGAAAACTATCTGAAGAAGATAGAAAGGTCGTGGAATCAGCTATTTTGGTATTAAAAAGTATGTTGAAACCAAATGAAGAACCATGTGAAGAAGTTAAAGAATATGATTTAGCTGACGAATCAGAAGTTAGACCTATTTTTCAATTGACTTCAGACGAATCCGTTGAATTGGGCGATGACCCGAAAAAATTTAAGAAACAAATTCTTAAATATGGGAAATGGTATCACTGGGGTGCGGATAATGGAGTTTTAAATATAACAGAATCTGTTGTTGATAATATTGTTAAAAATTTTAACAAAAAAATACTTGAAAACGTATATATTCCATTAACACATACCGACGATCCTTCTAAAAACACAGGGGAAGTAATTAAACTTGAAAAAACTTCAACTGGATTGGATGCCGTTATAGAAATTAGAGATGAATCTATTTCTGAAAAAATAAAAAATAAACTTATTAAGTTTGTTTCAGCCAGTCTTGACCCAAATTACAAAAATAAAAAAACAAATGAGTTTGTTGGTGCGACGTTGCGCCATGTTGCTTTGGTAACAGAACCATATCTTAAAGGAATGGGACAATTTGTTGCTTTATCAGATGGCGAAACAAGACCAATAATCGAATTAGATAGCGAAGAACCTAATCCCTACAATATCTTAAAGTCGATAAATGAGAGATTAGAAAAATTAGAAAATAAATTAGAAAAAAATATGGAAATAAAAGAAACAAAGCCCGAAACCGATGTCACTAAGGTTGAAGAAACCAAAGTAGAAACAAAAGCAGAGGAAACTGTAGAAATTAAAGAAGAAAAAGTGGTAGAAACCAAGGCAGAACCAAAAGAAATTTCTGTTGAGGAAGCTAAATCTACTTACAAAACTTGTGTTGCAGATGCAATGAAGGGTGGTATGGCGATGCCTGACGCAATCAAGAAATGTAAGTCAGATATTAAAGAAAATTTTATTATAGATTTTTCAGAGGATACAACAGAGGAAGCCTCAAAAGAGGAAGAGCCTGCCGAAGAGTCTGAAAAAGAAGATAAAAAGCAAGGCGTTGAACTTGCAGACGCGGAGAAAGAGTATGATGGATACCTTAAAGCTGGGAAAATGGTTCCTGCTCAAAAGGAAGCATTTATTAAACTCTATACTTCAGGAAAGAAAATTGAATTGAGCGATGATAAGGTCGGCATGACTGAATTCATTAAAACTTTCATGGAGAGTCAGCCTAAGATAGTTGATTTTAGCGAGGAAGGCACATCGGCAGTTGCTCCTGTTATGGCAGAAGTAAAAGAAGAAATACCAACAGAAGCAAAAGAGTTTTTCAAAGAGAAACTCAATATGACTGACGAAGCCGCCAAGGAAGCTTGGGAATTTGCTAAAAAACAAGTCGAATCTGAAAAAGAAAATTCAACAATTTTTAACTAAAAATAAAAAAACATGACAGCATTAAGTGCAAATTATGAAGATCAGATGAAAGACGGCAAAGTTCAGGAATATCCTGTTCTTGGTCTCGCCCATATCTACAAAGGAGGTATGTGTGTGGACAAAGGTACCGGCTACGCAAGTGCAGGTTCCGACGCTGGTGCTTACACCTTTTTGGGTGTTGCCGCAGAGGAATCGGACAATTCTGGTAGTTCAACAGACGGAGCCAAAGTGGTTCGGATAAATAAGACTGGTTCTTA